AGAGCCCTCGAAGCGCTTAGAACCAACCGCAGCAGTAACTGTAAGCTTGCTGAAGTCTTTATCAATCTGTTCAGTCATTGAAGTAATAGCTTCAGCAACTGTCATAGCGTTCAATTCACCTGCTGCAGCAGCCTTACGCATCTCAGCAGTTGTCATTCCAAGACCTTTTCTAAGTATATTAGCTAAGTATGGCGTTTGTTCGATGATGGAGTTTAACTCTTCACCACGAAGTGCATCTGCACCTAAACCTTGTCTTAATTGAAATAGAGCAGCATTTATAGAATCAACAGGGCCACCTCCTAGCTTAGCAGCTTTTGTAATTGAAGCTGTCAAGTTGTTTAAAGCATCTCCATTAAAGCCCTTATCTTTCAGCACCAATGCTAGACCTGAATAAGAAGTACCAATGTCTTCTAAAGAGCTTTTAGTATCTTTTGCAATACTTCTGACATCTTTCTGTGATTTTGTAAACTCTTCTAAAGAGTCTGTAGCTAATCGTAATTTACTGTTTAGGTTTAATACATTATCACCATAGTCTTTGAAGGCTTTCAAAGGCGCGGATAGTGTCTCTAAAGCGGGACCTAACAGCCCTAGTGTCTGGACAGTATTAGCTATTCTGCCAAACATTCTATCAATATTTTTGCCAGAACTAGTGACATCTTTGTCAAAAGTTTTTATGGCTTTCGAATTCTTATTTAACGTTGGAGTCAAATCTGGGAAAATTGTTTTCGAGGTATTTGCAGTAGAGAATATCGATCTCAATTGCTTATTTAATGCCTCCAAATCTCTTTCCGTGGATTTGGCGTTGGATTGAAACTCTAGTTCAACACCTGACATCTTTAATTCCCGTAAAAAGGCCCCCGAAGGGGCCAGTTATTTTAAGCGTACAATCGAACCATGTGCTTTGACATGAGGGTTCGCTAGTACAACCTTTTCAATAAAAAATGGTGGAGCTTGCTCAGAACTTCCATTGTTCAGTTGAGATATGTACTCAACATCATTGACTATCTTGTCATTTATAAGCGCCCAACCATCTCTGGCCTTCCCGGTATTAACCGGTGTAGCGGCTTTAAGAGCTAATATTAGCTCCTTCTTAATTTTGTTTTCTAGAACACTAGCATCGAATTCAATCTTGGTCATTTTCGCTTTGCATTTCAGCAAGGTTATCACCTCCCACAGCAACTTTAGCGAACTTCCAAAAACCAGAATTCTTAAGATTTCTATCAGGTTTTTCTGGATTATAAATTGGTTTTAAAGTGGCAAAATATTTATCAGGAGAACCTTTAGCACCCAATGCTTGTAGAATTTTTGCAAATCTGTCATCATCTCTCCAATCAGCAGGCCTCTGTTCAAAGTAAGCCCACCATTCTAGGAAACTTGAATAAGATAATCTTGCACTCAACTCATCTACATAAGGCGTTTTTAGTAGATAGGCCAGCTCATATAAAGCCAGCCTATCCGCACTTAAGACTTCTTTTCTTTATCTTTTACACCAGAAAACTCTAGAATAGCTTCAGACAACTTTGACAACTCTTCTAGAGGAAGTTGTTTCAAATCTTCCACAGTGAGATTTTCGCCATTATCTGCACCATACTTCAACACCGTATGAACAACAGCATAATCCTGAGATTCACCTTCTGTCTTGTCAGACAATAATTGGCGAATTTCATCTACTTGGTCCACCGTCAACTTATAAATGACCAACTTACCATCCAAGAATGGTACAGATTTACTCATTCGTTTGCCTACGAAGCTCAGAATACCTGAGTTATTTTGAAGAGATTGCATTGAAGAACTCCATTGTTTGTTTCTTTAGGCTTTCAAGTAATGAAAGTGTATTTAGTATTTCTAAATTTTTCTTGCTGTCATCAACAAAATCAGGAATGCGAGATAGTGTCTTCTCTACACTCTTGTTGATATCAAGCAGGACGTGTTTTTCAGTCACGTCCATGACATATTGCAATGTAAAATTGCCTTTATCTGGCGTAGTCATGAGATTAAACTGTGTAAGCTCCAAACATATCAGACTGCATTGACAAGGTCAAAGTTCCGATGTTAGCATCAGCCAGATTAGGCTGTACAGATACCGCTTCCAATTTACCAAAGAAGTAGTAAGAGGAGTTCTTCTTAGTACCAATGCCACCAGCAGTTGATGCGTAAGCGGTTGCACCTGTACCGGTTGGTTTTTCGTTTTGGATGGTTACACGAAATACGTGAACAATACCATCACCAACCATTTTACCAGGAAATACGGCTGGGTCCCATTGAGTACCATCATAGTTGATTTGCAACTCAAAGTTAGGAGCATCAGCTTGACCTTGAACCTGCTTAGAGGTAGCTGAGCCGAATACAGGTACGTTTACGATATTAGGCTGAATACCTAGAGTAGGGAACTCGCGGATGTTGTCAACCAACACAAAATCACCAACATCAGCAACTGCTTCGTTTGGCTGTACTTGATTTGCAAACCAAGCTTCTAATTGAGACTTGCTGTGAGTAGATCCAGGAACAAACGCTGGATCAGTAATACCAATCGCCAAGGTAGAGTAGATACCAGCGCCTAAGTTTACGTGTGCCATTTAGATTTCTCCAAAATGATTAAAAGGAATTGAATATATTGATCGCTCCAATGAAGGACGATCAGTATCAGCACCTAAGTGCGTTAAAGAGCCTTGCAATAATTGCACATGCCCTTCGGTTTTGTTAGCTAATATTGACTCTAATATGTCCGCTATTGCTGAGCTGCGATCTGGTCCTTTTCCAATCGGTACAAATATGTCGATCTTTAGTAAACCCTTACTCAACTTAATCCCAGCGCCGTCGTCTAAAAGCACATTAATTCTGACATACTCAGTTGTGTTATTTGGTACTGGTATATTAGCAGGTACTGCAACTATATTAGTCGTCACCCACGCAGAACTAGCAAAAAACTTATAAATAGAGGAAGCAGCGTCTGAGAATTTCATAGAAACACCTCTACTAATGTAACAAAACGACCTTGTGTAATAATATTACCAATTTGCCATGTGACACCTTTGATTACCAACTCATTAACATATTTGAGGTCAGTGGTCTCTATCAATACTTGTTTTTTAGTTATCTGCTTGCTTTTTGAACCAGCATCTAATTCCACAATTCTAACATTAGTTTCAGTAACAGTAGGTGTTGTAGTTACACCAGTGTTAAAGTCAAATTGCGGAGGAGTGTTGCTCTTCAAAGCACCTGTTTCAGCCAGATCACCTATCAGATTAAAAGCCAGATCAATGCTATCTTCTATCAGCTTTTTGAAACTCAATTTCGCCTCCATACAAGCCCTACAGAAGGCCCACTCAGTAAATCTCCAAGCTTCCTGAGTATATCACCAGGCATCTTTTCGACGTTTCTAATACCACTGAGCGAAATTGGTCCGATACTTATAGAAGATGCAGTAGCACCTCTAGTAGGGACCTGTTGTAGTAAGTGAAATGCAAGCTCAAATACAGCTTCTACATATCTTCCAGGAATATTGTCTAATGACACGTATATTCCCTTAGTTCTATCTAAGTATTCACCAACTCTTGGAAACGGAAATATCTGGTCTACTTCTTTTATGTAGCCCTTATATGATAGCTCTGACAACTGCTGCGCAGCACTGACTAATGCCTTCTCTCTATCTGCTTCTGAGAAGGTTTCCCAAGCATCAGAAGCAGTTCTTGATAGAAAGTAATTGTCAGCTTCAAGCAATGTCACTGGAGCGTTTCCTCCAACCAATTGTAGGAAGCTAGACGGATACATATTATGAGTGGAAGATTGGCAAAATACCTAAGTTAAGCACAGAAGTAGCCTTACGTGCCCACAAACCAGCAGCTGCAGCGTTGGTCATATCAAACGCAGCATCTTCAACTTGTACCAAAGCGGAGTTATGGTCTTTAACACCTTTGTAACTTGCGTTAGAAGCAAACGCATCTTCTGGACCATCCCAAGAGTAACCGGTAGGATGGTAGATATAGCCCCAACGATACCACAAGTCGGTAGTACCACCACCTTTGAAGGAGGAAGCTTTACGATCGATTTCAATGTCGTCAGGCACACTCAAAGGTGTGAACAACAAAGAACCAGCACGCATTACAAAACTTGTAAAAGG